GGTTAATTAAATGAACGCTAAAAGCAGGTACGATCATCTATCCAGCTACCGTTCACAATTTCTAGACACAGCGGTTGAGTGTTCAAAGCTCACCATTCCTTACCTCATCCAACGTGATGAGTTCAGGGTTACCCATCAAACACTGCGTCAACCTTGGCAAAGCGTAGGTGCTAAAGGGGTAGTGACACTTGCATCTAAGTTGATGCTGTCCCTCCTACCTCCTCAAACCACCTTCTTCAAGCTACAGGTACGTGATGATAAGCTCGGCACTGAACTGCCTGCTGAAATCCGTTCTGAGCTTGACTTGAGCTTTGCTAAGATGGAGCGTATGGTAATGGATTCGATTGCTGCTTCCAGTGATCGTGTCGTTGTTCACCAGGCTCTCAAGCATCTGGTGGTTGGTGGTAATGCACTGATTTACATGGGTAAGGAAGGGTTGAAACATTACCCACTTAATCGCTACGTTGTCGATAGAGATGGTAACGGTAACGTAATTGAGATCGTAACCAAAGAACTTATTAACAAAAACCTTCTACCAAAAGAACTCATTAAAGAACCTCTTCCTGTTATGGATGAGGGTTTCTCCCATGAGAATGATGTAGAAGTTTATACCCATGTACGCTTAGACAACAATCGTTGGTTGTGGCATCAAGAGGTTTATGGTAAGAAGATTCCTGGATCCGACAGTAAAGCTCCGGCGGATGCTAGTCCTTGGCTTGTACTGCGGTTTAATTCTGTCGATGGCGAAAACTATGGACGGGGTAGAGTTGAGGAATTCTTGGGAGATCTTAAGTCGCTTGATGCACTCTCCCAAAGCCTCGTAGAAGGCTCTGCAGCAGCCGCTAAGGTCGTCTTCGTGGTATCACCCTCAAGCACGACTAAAGCACAGACGCTGGCGAAGGCAGGCAACGGAGCAATCGTTCAAGGCAGACCCGAAGACATCGGTGTTATCCAAGTAGGTAAGACTGCTGACTTCAACACTGCTATGACGATGATGCAGCAGCTTGAGCGGCGTTTGTCTGAAGCGTTCCTCATTCTCAATGTGAGACAGTCCGAGCGGACTACTGCTGAAGAAGTTCGTCTTACTCAACTTGAACTTGAACAACAGCTTGGTGGTCTATTCTCCTTGCTGACTGTTGAGTTCCTTCTTCCTTATCTCAACCGCAAACTGTTGGTCCTGCAACGTAGTGGACAACTTCCTAAGATTCCTAAAGATCTGGTTAATCCTACTATTGTCGCTGGTATCAATGCACTTGGTCGTGGACAGGATCGTGAGTCTCTCACTTCCTTTATCATGACTATTGCCCAGACACTTGGACCGGATGCACTGATGCAATACATCAATGCTGACGAAGCTATTAAACGTCTGGCAGCTGCACAAGGTATCGACGTATTGAACCTTGTAAAGTCTATGGAGCAAATCCAACAAGAACAAGCTGATGCTGCTCAAGCACAAGAAGATCAACTCATGATGCAACAAGCAGGTCAGATGCTTAAATCACCCTTGGCTGATCCATCCAAAAACCCAATGGCAGGTGAAACTGTCAACGCGGTAATGGGTGAGGATGTCATTCCACCAATGCAATAATTATGGCAGAAATCCTATCTTACGATCCAGCTGGTGATCCCGAAATTGTCGGTGCCATTGAAGCCGACCAAGCTGAGTCTCTGGCTATTGGAGAAGAGATGATCAACCAAGCTAATGCTCGGTTGGCTGGAAAGTATAAAGATGCACAAGAGCTTGAGAAAGCTTACATCGAACTTGAAAAGAAACTTGGTTCACGTGATGGACAAGAAGAAACGCAAGAACCACAAGCTGAAGATCAGCAAGAAGAACGGTCTGAGTATTCTACGCAAATCGAAGCCATTAGTCGGGCAGCCGAAGAGTTTGAGTCGAAAGGTGAATTGAGTCAAGAGACTCTTGCTGAGTTTGAGAAGATGTCTTCTAAAGAACTCATCCAAGCATACTTCGAGTATGAACAAAATCTTCCTCAAGCAAATGCTCCTCAGTCCGTTGAGCTTAGCCAAGCTGACATCAACACCATCCAAAACTCTGTGGGTGGTGAAGCAGCTTATCAAAACCTAGTTGGTTGGGCAGCTCAAAACTTCTCTGAAGCTGAGATTCAAGCCTTTGATAACGTTGTTGATTCTGGTAACGTTGCTGCTATTAACTTGGCACTTGCTGGTCTTCAGGCACGTTACACTGACGCAAACGGTTATGAAGGTAAAATGATTCAAGGTAAAGCTGCAGCTCCTGCTGACACATTCAAGAGTCAAGCAGAAGTTGTACGGGCTATGTCCGATGCTAGGTACGATCGTGACCCTGCATACCGTGACGAAATCATGCAGAAACTTGCCCGTTCTGATCTTAAATTCTAATGAACGACACAAACATCTGGGCTAAAGAGCCACCCCTTATTATGTCTGATCATCCCTACGGTGTCCCACATAACGAACGAGCTGAGCAGCTCAATGGTCGCCTCGCTATGCTTGGTGTCATGGCTGCTCTTGGCGCTTACGCGCTGACTGGACAAATCATCCCTGGTATCTGGTGAACAAGTTTTACCTTTTCTCTAAAAAATCTTGTGGTCCTTGTGCCCTTGTAGATAAATACTTTAAAGGTGTAAAGGATGAACGCATCAGCATTATTGAAAAGGTTGACCTTGAAGATGCTGGTGATGAACCCATCCCTGAACGTAACCTACGCCTAGCCAAGTTCTATGGTGTGACTGCCACCCCAGTCCTAGTCATCACAGATGAAGAAGGTAGACCACTTGATACTAAAGTTGGTGGGTTGGCAATTACACAGAACATACGATCACTTTTAGAAAGCTATGCCTCTTAAGAAGGGTAAGTCTCAAAAGACTGTTTCATCTAACATTAGTAAACTGAAGATTGAAGGCTACCCTCAGAAGCAGGCAGTAGCTATTGCATTAAGCAAAGCTGGTAAATCTAAAAAAAGAAAGTAATGGCTAAGCCTGGTCTCTATGCAAACATCCACGCCAAACGCAAGCGTATCGCTGCAGGCAGTGGTGAAAAAATGAGAAAGCCTGGGTCTGCTGGCGCACCCACGGCTGCTAACTTTAAACGCGCCGCTAAAACTGCTAAACGTAACCTCAAAATTAAGAAATGAAAACTCTTGCTATCCTCCCCGCTGTCGCCCTGATGGCTGCTCCTGCTTTCGCCGGTCCTTATGCTAACGTTGAAGTCAACAGCGGTTTCGCTGGTGACAGCTACAACGGTTCCACCATTGACACCCACGTGGGCGTTGAAGGCGGTTCCGGTAAGTTTGGCTGGTATGTCCAAGCTGGTCCTACTGTCGTCGCTCCTGACGGCGCTGACACTGAAGTGGAACTGGCTGGTAAAGCTGGTGGTTCCTACGCTGCTAGCGATAAGCTGTCGGTGTACGGTGAAGTCTCCTTCATTACCGCTGAACAGAATGGTTACGGCACTAAAGCCGGTCTGAAGTACAAGTTCTGATTATTATGATTGAATGTCCCCAATGCACTCCGGCGCAACAATACGTTCTAGAACAACTGCAAGTTAAAGCGGATATTACAGACCCTGTTGCCCTGGCAGTCATCTTGGGGAACATTCAACAGGAATCAAACTTCCGTCCCAATGTCTGCGAGGGTGGTGCTATCGTTCCTTACGATCGCTGCCTTCGTGGTGGGTACGGTTTAATTCAATGGACATCGCCCAAACGTTATCATGGTTTGGGCAGCTTCTGCAAAAAATACGGGTGCGACCCTAGTAGTCTGGAAGGTCAAACCCGTTACATGATAAACGAGTATCAGTTTCGTGCTGAGCTTGCTGAGTTCCAGACTCCTTACCAACAACTCCCCTATTACATGAACTCTGCCTACTATTGGTTGGGTTGGGGGATTAAAGGTAATAGGGAGAGTTATGCATACACTTTCCTGGACAAACTTAAATGACTGCAACTATTGCTTTACAGCAGAAGAATGCCTGGGACCAGTTTTGTGACTGGGTAACTTCTACTAACAACCGTCTTTATGT